TACGATTGAGACCTCTCGTGCGGTCTCTACAATCGGAACAACCCAAAGACCTCCGCGTTTACGGAGGTTTTTTTATGCTTGAAAATATTAATAAGTCTAAATATAAAGGAGACGGAACAACACTTTAAAAAAAATGGCAAAAAGAGGAACTATTGATGATTTTAAGGCTAATGTAGCCTCGGATTTTGCGAGACCTAATCTATTCCAAGTTGACCTTGCTTTCCCCTCAGGAATTCTACAAAACGCTGATCTTGTGAATCTTGGTAAGTTTACTGTTCGTGCAGCAAACCTCCCTTCATCTCAGATTGGTGTGATAGAAGTTCCTTTCAGAGGAAGAACACTAAAGATTGCAGGTGACAGAACATTTGAACCTTGGACAATCACTATTATGAATGATAGTGGATTTGGATTACGCTCTGCATTTGAACTTTGGGCATCAAGTATTCAAGCATATAATGAGAACTTTACATCTGCTGCAGGTCTTGGAGACACTGATGATGCTACTGGATATTTCGCGGACATGAAAGTCCATCAGTTAGCAAGAGATGTTAAGACAGGAGACAAACCAAAAATTCTCAAGTCTTACAAGTTCTATAACATATTCCCAAGTGCAATCGCTGCTATTGATCTTGACTATGGTAATAACGATGCCATTGAAGAGTTCACTGTAGAGATGCAGGTTCAGTACTGGACTCCTCTAACAAAGGCAACTGACGACTGATATAAATAAAAATAAGACCAATACATTTAAAATATAATGTCTCAGCTCTTCGGTTTTTCACTTGAGCGAGCGAAGAAGGTCCCGAAAGGACCTTCTTTTGTTCAAAAAGATAATATGGATGGCTCGCAACCTATCGTAGGTGGCGGGTACTATGGATATTCCGTTGACTTTGATGGAACTGTCAGAAATGATTTTGAACTCATCACTCGTTATAGAGAGATGGTGCTTCAACCAGAGTGTGATAGTGCAGTTGACGATGTAGTTAACGAAACTATTTGCGGTAACTTTGATGATGTTCCAGTTGAAGTAGAATTATCTAACCTAAAAGAATCAGAAAAGATCAAGAAATTAATTAGAGAAGAATTTCAAGAAGTTCTTCGTCTACTTGATTTTGATAATCGTTCATACGAAATCTTTCGTAGATGGTATGTCGATGGAAGACTTTTCTACCATAAAGTAATAGATCCAGATAATCCTAAAAATGGTTTATTGGAATTACGCTATATCGATCCTCGTAAGATCAGGAAAGTTACTGAATACGATCAGAAACGTCCAGAACAATTACGCGGTTTAGATTTGAATACTCAACTCACTCAAAAAAGTGCGGAGTATTTCCTATATAATCCTAAGGGATTAAAAAACTCTACTAATCAGGGTATGAAAATTGCTGCTGATTCAGTAACTTATTGTCATTCTGGTATACAGGATCTCAATAAGAATATGACATTAAGTCATTTACATAAAGCAATCAAGGCAGTTAACCAACTGCGTATGATTGAAGACTCTCTGGTAATCTATAGATTATCAAGAGCACCAGAACGTCGTATCTTTTATATTGATGTCGGTAACTTACCTAAGAATAAAGCGGAGCAATATCTTCGTGAAGTTATGGGTAGGTATCGTAACAAGTTAGTATATGATGCGAACACTGGGGAGATCAAGGACGATAAAAAGTTTATGTCTATGTTGGAAGACTTTTGGCTTCCAAGACGTGAAGGTGGAAGAGGAACTGAAATTACTACTCTACCTGGCGGACAAAACCTTGGAGAATTGGAAGACGTAAAATATTTCCAGAAGAAACTCTATAAAGCACTTAACGTACCTTCCTCTAGATTAGAAACTGAAACCACGTTTAACATCGGTCGTGCTGCAGAGATAACTAGAGACGAAGTAAAGTTTCAGAAATTTATTGCACGTTTGAGAAAAAGATTCTCCGAATTATTCGTTGATCTCCTCAAAACACAACTCATTCTAAAGGGTGTTTGCTCTATTGATGAATGGGAGGATATGAAAGAACATATCCAATTCGATTTTATTGCGGACAACTACTTCACTGAACTGAAGGAAATTGAAATCCGTAATGAGAGAATGAATCAAGTGAATGCAATGGATCCCTATGTCGGCAAGTACTTCTCTATTGAGTATATGCGTCGTCAAGTCCTAAAACAAAGTGAATCGGAGATTAAGGAAATTGACAAACAAATGGGTTCTGAGCGAGAAGCAGGTCTTATTGTTGATCCTGCAGCAGAAATGGATCCCTCTATGGATCCTAATGCAGTCCCACAAGGGGACAACATCTCTTCCCAAGAAGCACCTGCAGAAGTAGAAGCTGCGGATGCAAAGCGGGGAGAATTCTAAATAATAAATAACAATGTGAGGAAATCATTATGCCTAGCGAAATTGCTAAACAAATAGTTCAACAAATCTTCGGAGACGACAAAGCAAAAGCGGTTGACTCCGTGAATGATGCATTGTCTGCAACAGCATACGATGCAGTTCAAGCAAAGAAAGTTGAATTTGCTAAAGCAATGGGGTTTGACTTAGATGATACCGCACAGTCTGCTGCTGATGAAATAGAAGCAAAAACGACTGACGGTACGGATATTGAACCAGAGACTGTTGAAGTTGATGGTCGCAAACCTGAGGATCCACCACAGGATGAAGTTGTTGATACAGCACCTGCATCTATGGATCCACCAGAAGCAACTGCAGAACAACCACCAGAAGAGGAAACAAAAGATGAGACTGATAGCTGAAGAAATTACTGATGTCAAATTTCTCTCCGAAGAGAAAGAAGGCAAGAAAAATTACTTCATTGAAGGTATTTTCTTACAAGCGGAATTAAAAAACCGTAATAATAGAATGTATCCTTTGGGAACTTTGCAGAAAGAAGTCGCTAAATACGATGAGAACTACATTCAAAAAGGGCGTGCTCTTGGAGAATTAGGTCATCCTGATGGTCCTTCTATCAATCTTGACCGTGTTTCTCACAAGATAACTAACCTTAAACAAGAAGGTAATAACTTTATTGGTAAGGCAAAGTTACTTGAAACCCCTATGGGTAAAATCGCAAAAGACCTCTTAAGTGAGGGTGTCAAACTGGGAGTTTCCAGTCGTGGCATGGGTTCTATCCGAAAGGAAGAGAACTGTAGTGTCGTTATGGATGACTTTATGTTAGCAACTGCTGCTGATATAGTCGCTGATCCTTCCGCACCAGATGCATTTGTTGATGGAATCATGGAAGGTAAAGAGTGGGTTTGGGACAATGGCATACTAAAAGAGTCTGCTGTTGCCGAAATCAAGAAAGAAATAGATCAAGCAACCCTTTTAAATCTCCAAGAACGCAAAGTTTCCGCGTTTGAGGCGTTTTTAAAGAGTTTATGATTTATAAATAAATACAGACAACGCAAAAGCTAAACGGAGTTTAAACAAATGGCTGAGACCCTCGAAAAAGAGTTAGATAACATGGAAGAAGTGACCGAAGGCTCTGATCCTATCACTAAATCTGCAAAACCACCTATGCCTATGGATACATCTAAGGCAGGTAGTGCTAAGAAAGTGGTTGACGTAGAAGGACCTGTAGGTGCTTCAATAGAAGGTGCTAAAGGCACTAAGAACGCTGGTGCATCTGCATCCAGTGCAGTAAAGTATGAGGGAGATAAGTCTATTAAGACTAAACCTTCACTCGCATCCGCTAAAATGGAGGAGACTGACAATGGCGAAGAAGAAACAATCGCTGAAACCAAGTACGACTTTACTGAAGATGTTAACGCTCTTGTCGCTGGTGAAGAACTATCAGAAGAGTTCCGAGTAAAAGCTGCGACTATTTTTGAGGCTGCGGTAACCGCCAAAGTTAACAACGAAGTTAAAGCGTTGCAAGAAGGTTTTGAGGAGACCTTGACTGAAGAAGTCGAAAAAATCCAAACAGAATTGGCCGAGAAGGTTGATGACTACCTATCTTATGCTGCTGAATCATGGATGAAGGAAAATTCACTCCAGATTGAGCACGGAATTAAGACTGAGATGGCAGAATCATTCTTCAAAGGTCTAAAAGATCTTTTCTTAGAGCATAACTTTACTGTGCCCGAAGAGAAGTTTAACCTGCTAGATGGAATGGCAGGTGAGCTTGATGATATGGAATCTAAACTCAATGAGCAAATCGAATCTAATGTATCTTTAAACAAGAGAATTGGAGAGTTTGTAAAAATGGAAATCGTGAACGAAGTTGCTACTGGTCTTGCTGAAACCCAAAAGGAGAAGCTAACCAAACTTGCAGAGGGAGTTGAGTTTGAAACTGAAGAAGACTATCGTAAGAAAGTCGAAACGATTAAGGAATCATACTTTACTAAAAAGGCTGAGGTCGTTGCAGAAACTGCAAAGACTGAACCCACAGAAGAAAGTTCTGAACCCCTTGTCGAATCTACAACTGGCAGCACAATGTCGAAGTATGTTGATGCTATTGCTCGTTGGTCCAATTAATGAATTAAATTAACTACTACTTTTCAAAGTCAAATGACACTTAAAAATCTACAAGAGAAGTGGGCTCCCGTTTTGAATCACGAAGCTCTTCCAGAGATCGATGATGCACATAAGCGTGGTGTTGTCGCACAACTCTTAGAAAACCAAGAAAAAGCACAGATCGAAGAAGGAGCAATCCTTACTGAGACTCTCCAAACTGCTGGTACAGGCGGTTTTGGTACTGCTGCTACAGCAACAGGTCCTGTTGCAGGTTTCGACCCAGTATTGATTAGTCTAATCAGACGTTCAATGCCTCAACTAATTGCATATGATATCGCTGGCGTTCAGCCAATGACTGGTCCTACAGGACTTATCTTTGCAATGAGAACACAATACGGTACAGAAAGATCACCAGCTTCTAGCGATTACAGAGAAGCATTCTTTAATGAGCCTAACGCAGGTTTCTCTGGTGCTGATGGAAACCGTCTTGCAGACTACGATCCAACTGCATCCGATGCAACTAACGACGCTGAAGGTGCTAACCCAGGTCTTCTTAACGACTCTCCTGCTGGAACTTACGAACTAACAGGCGATGCAACTGGAGCAACAACTACAGAACTTGAAGCAATCGATGACAGTTCTGCTGCTACTGCTTTCAGAGAAATGGGTTTCTCAATCGAGAAAGTAACTGTTACTGCTAAAGCTAGAGCTTTAAAGGCAGAGTACAGTATTGAACTTGCTCAAGACTTGAAAGCAATTCACGGTCTTGATGCCGAGCAAGAGTTAAGCAACATTCTCTCAACAGAGATTCTTGCTGAAATTAACAGAGAAGTTGTTAGAACAATCTATGTTAACGCTGTTAAAGGTGCTCAAAACAATACTGCTACTGCAGGTATCTTCGACTTAGACGTAGACTCCAATGGTAGATGGTCTGTTGAGAAGTTCAAAGGACTTCTATTCCAGATCGAAAGAGATGCAAACGCAATCGGTCACGAAACTAGACGTGGAAAGGGTAACATAATCATCGCATCTGCTGATGTTGTGTCTGCTCTTGGTATGGCTGGCGTTCTTGACTACGCACCTGGTCTTCAAGGAAACAATGGTCTTGTTCCTGATGACACATCTTCAACTCTTGTTGGAACTCTAAACGGTCGCATCAAGGTTTATGTTGACCCATATTCAGCAAACGTAAGTGATAAGCACTACTACGTTGCAGGCTACAAAGGAACTTCTCCTTATGACGCAGGTATATTCTACTGCCCATATGTTCCACTACAGCAAGTTAGAGCAATCAACCCTAACACCTTCCAACCAAAAATAGGTTTCAAGACTCGTTACGGTATGGTTTCTAACCCATTCTCACAGGGACTTACACAGGGATCTGGAGCACTTACAGCTAACACTAACAAGTACTACAGAAGAGTTCAAGTTGCAAACCTAATGTAATTCAGATATTACATAACTTTTTAAGAGAGTGCTTGACACTCTCTTTTTTTATGCTATAATATATTTGTTGGACGCAACATGGGAGTGACTGAATAAACTTACTGGCAACCGCTAGTTAAGGTGATGAGACACAGGTGGTGCTGCTACGAAAGTAGAACCGATTCAACCGATCGGGTCTCAGGCAATAACGTTTTTACTACTGTAGTAATGCCCGTTAT